CCTGCTGACAGAGAGATGTTAGTTATGAGCCGTATAATGAAAAAAGCAGGAAAGTCCAAGACCAACGACCCACGCCTTATGGCCCAGCTAGCACAGGTTCTTGGAAGAGATGGCTAGAGAAGATTTTCAACCTAGTGATGCTTTACCACCTACGGGACAAGACAGAAGACCTTTAGCTGGTATAGGATATTTTCTACCTATGACGGTTCCTAAGACCACCCCTTTTGGTGAGGTGGGTTTAAGTGATATTCAGATGGGTATGCCACAAGCGATAAAGGATGCTTACAGTGGTATTATGAAGTTTGGTGCTCTTATGCGCGGCGAACTTAGCCCGCAGGAAATACAGCAACTAGCTTTTGATACGTCTATGAATGTAACAGGCGGTTCCTTATTAGGATCTCAGTTACTTCCAAAAGCCCTTCCAAAAGGTGCACTAGGTATGGCCACCTCTAAATTTGTTTCAAAATCTGACACTCCACAAGATGTTTTTCATTACTCTCCTAATGCAGAAACGGGGTTTACAGTCTTTGATCCAGACAAAGCTCCTAGTGCTTTGGATGCTCTTGGTACACATGTTGGGAGTCCAAAAGCTGCTAGAGATAGGTTTAAAGCTCTAAGACCTGGACAAGACCGTTTTGCTACAGGTAATTTAGGATATGATGAAGCTGGTATTCCTATACCAAGAACCACATTTGGTGGCACCTATCCTTTGAAAGCAGATTTAAGTAAGCCTTACACTCCTAAAGGAAAAGCAGGCTCTAGAGTAAAAGATATAGATGTTTGGGATGAAGAAGGTATTAATATGCATTTGCTTATAGAGTATAATAAGGATCGTTTTGGTGATGCTTATTCTCCTAAAGCATTTGATATGGGTCATTTAGTTGGGGACAAGCCCAACTTTCCTTTTGATGACTTCCGTAAATTTATAGGGGAGTTTAGAAAAAAATTAGCCGAAGAGGGCTTTACACATTTACCGTATTACAATGCAGTAGAGGATGCAGGGAGTTTATCTTATGTTATGTTAACGGACAGACCCAAAGGCAGCAAAGCTGTTTTGAAAGGCAGGTTTGGTAAAAACGATCCAAGAGAAAGAACAAACCCAGATATAATGAAAGCAGGTGGCGGTGTAATATCTTTAAAGGATAAAGCGGTAAACATGAACCGCAGACCACAAGGTATTGAACCTTTTATAAAATTCATGGTATAGTTCCTGAAAGGAGATTTACATGGCAAGAGAACCAATAGGCAGCATGATGGAAAATGTGCCCTCTCAGTTAAACGAAGAAGAGTTGGCGGCTGAAGTAGAAATTGAAATGCCTGAAACATTAGATATGGACCCTGTTCCTGACAACGTGGAGATTATGGAAGAGGACGATGGCAGTGTTGTTATAGACTTTGACCCACGGGACAAGCGCGATACTGACATGGATTTCTCTGCTAATTTAGCTGAAGATATGCCAGATGATTTACTGGGTAGGATTGCCAGTGAATTAATAGGTGAGTTTGATGAAAACAAAAGCGGTAGACAAGAGTGGGAAGATGCTTTCGCTAACGGTTTGGAGTTGTTGGGATTTAGTTACGAAGAGAGGTCACAGCCTTTCAGAGGAGCCAGCGGTGTCACGCACCCCTTGCTTGCAGAGTCCGCTACGCAGTTCCAAGCTCAAGCGTTTAATGAACTGTTGCCGCCTACTGGACCCGTGCGAACAACTGTGCTTGGCTCAAGTACTCCCGAAAAAGAAGACCAAGCTCAACGTGTAAAGGAGTTTATGAACTATTACATAACCTGTATTATGGAAGAGTACACGCCTGAGTTAGATCAGATGCTGTTTTACTTACCGTTAGCGGGTAGTACGTTCAAGAAAGTTTATTATGATGAGAACTTGGACCGTGCTGTAAGTAAGTTTGTCCCTGCAGAAAATTTGATTGTACCGTATAACACGACTGATTTGGAGACTTGTCCTAACATCACACAAGTTTTGAAGATGAGTTTGAATGATTTGAGAAAGAGACAGGTATCTGGTTTTTACAAAGACATACCTGTGATACCAGCTCAATCTGATTCTGGAAGTTTAGCTGACGAGATTGAGAGAATAGATGGTATGTATCCATCTCAAATAGATTATGACTGCACGTTGTTGGAGTGTCATGTAGATTTGGATCTTGAAGGTTATGAAGAGATGGACGAGGACGGTGAGCCAACAGGCATTAAGGTACCGTATATTGTCACCATATCACAAGATAATGGCCAGATACTGGCGATTCGCAGGAACTACAAAGAAGACGATGAGAAGAAAGCGAAGATACAATATTTTGTACATTACAAGTTTCTTCCAGGCTTTGGTTTCTATGGCTTAGGTTTGATACATACCATTGGTGGTTTATCAAGAACCGCGACTGCTGCATTAAGACAGTTGATTGATGCAGGTACATTATCGAATTTGCCAGCAGGCTTCAAGGCCCGCGGCCTACGGATCAGGGATGATGATGAGCCTTTACAACCTGGAGAGTTTAGAGATGTAGATGCTCCAGGGGGTGATATTAAAGCTAGCTTGATGTCATTACCTTTTAAGGGACCTGACCAGACTTTGATGAGCTTGTTAGGTTTTGTGGTCAATGCAGGACAACGATTTGCTACCATAACAGATTTAAAAGTAGGCGATGGCAATCAACAGGCAGCCGTGGGTACTACCATAGCGATGTTGGAACAGGGCTCACGGGTCATGTCAGCTGTACATAAGAGATTGCATTATGCAATGAAGCTAGAGTTTAAATTGTTATCTAAGGTTATGTCTGAGTTTTTACCTGACGAGTATCCGTATAGTATTACTGGTGTGGATGGCAGCATAAAGAAGTCTGATTTTGATGATCGTGTAGATGTGTTGCCAGTGTCTAATCCTAATATATTTAGTCAGGCACAAAGAATTTCGTTAGCACAAACCAAGATGCAGCTTGCGACAGCCGCGCCTGATATGCACAACTTATATGAAGTGTTTAGAGATATGTATGAGGCGTTGGGTGTAAGAGATATTGACAGAATATTAAAGAGAACGCCTGAACCTGAAGCTGTACCAAAAGATCCTGCACAGGAGAACATAGATGTTCTTGATCAGATAAGTTTAGTGGCCTTTGAAGGACAGGATCACGAGGCTCACATTATGGCACATATGGTTTTTGGCTCTACACCTCTGGTAGCTCAATCACCACAGATGGCTGTGGCTTTACAGAAGCACATTATGGAGCATGTAAAGATAGGAGCTCGTGAGCGGGCCGCTGTTGATTTGATACAAGCTGGCGGTGGTGAGGCTGTATCAGAAGAACAGATGATTGACTTAGAGGCTAAGACAGCTCAGTATGTAGCTGAGGGTATGTCTAGATTGAAGGCCTTGAGTGCTGAACTATCTGGAGCGGGCAAGCCTGATCCGTTAGTGCAGTTGAAGGAGAAGGAGTTACAGGTTAAGGCTCAAGCTGAACAGAATGATGCTCAGATTGATAGGCAGAAACTTGGACTTGAAGCGCAGAAGGTTGCACAAAGAGATGCACAGTTTGATAAGAGACTAGAAAGTCAAGAGAAACAGACTGCGGCAAGGATTAATGCAGCTGAGAGAAGAGAACAAATGAAACAACAAGGAGGTCAAGGTGGCTAAAAAAAATAAAACATCTGTAGTAAATTTAGGAGCGGCAGCGGGAAGTGGAGCAGCCATAACATTAATGCCTTTTAAAGCTGCAGGACCATCAGGAATAATTGGAGCAGCTGAAGGAAGTAAGATGTTAAAAAAGATTACTAAAAAGAAGGGTAAATAACATGGCTAAAAAAGGTGATAAAAGAACTGAAAAAGATTTAAGAGAAGAATATTTTGATGGACCAGCGTCAGATACTATGTCTTTTGAAGAATTTTTAATTAAGCAGGGTCATGGTGATAAAGTCAAACCTGTAAAGATGGCAGGCGGCGGTGAGGTTTACAGCGTGCGCGGTGACATGAGTTATTACAAAGACTTGATGTAATGGTGACGGCTTTCATGCTTGCCTGTTATATGAATGGTGTAGCTCAGGGGGCCGTGTATTTTAAGTCTGTAAATGATTGTACTTACTACACAAAATATTTAAGTAAGCAGGAGTACAAGAATGAGGTGGGTCAAAGTGTTACATATGAGTGTATTTGTAAACTGGTTCCTCAGATAAATTCTGAAAAGGTCAAGGTATATTGATGATAGAAGATAAGAAAAAACCAGTAAAAATAACGATTGACGAAAACAGTTTTGAATTATCTTTGAGAATATTAAGCAATGAGTTTGTTGCTATAAAGATAGGTTCTACTAATTTTTCTGGTAAATTAATAGCAGGCGGCATTTTACTTTTGTTTTTCACTCTCATTTTATTAGAGGGTTTTGGTTTAAATGAGTTGTTAATGAAATGAATGTAGAGACGTTTTTGAAATGGAAGATCCTACCAAGACTGATGATGCTCGTTAGTACCATTATGTCGTGGAGATGTGCAGAATGGTTCATGCAACTCGATTCCCCAACTGCCAGTCAATCCGCGTTCGTATCAGTTGTCATGGGCGTTATGACAGGCGTTTTCGGTATTTGGATGGGTCACGAACATAAAGGAGATAATAATGTTACAAG